ATTTGGGCGCAAGAAAATGCAGCCGTTACTTTATTCCATAATAATGTAGCAAAATTTGCAACTACAAGTACAGGAGTAAAAGTAAGTGGTAGTGCAGAAAAAGTTTTAGAATTAGATTCAAGTGCAGATACAGGTTCAATACATTTTGAGGAAGCTGGTACATTGAGAGGAATATTAGGTTTTAGTAATGGTTCAACAATTACTTCATATGCTTCTGATAATGATATGGTGCTTAGAAGTGAAGCAGGTTTATTATTAACAACAAATGCTGCTAATGTAGCTTTAACTTTAGATACATCACAGAACGCAACTTTTGCAGGAAATGTAAGTTTATCAGCAGGAGCATTGTCTATTACAGGAGATGGATCAAATGCCGCAACCTTAACAGAAAGTTCAGCAGGTCTTTTAACAATAGCAACAGTTGATGATTTAATATTAGATTGTGGAGGAGATTTAACTTTAGATGCAGCAGGGAATGATATAAGATTAAAAGTTAATAATGTAGAGTATGGTAAATTTAAAGATGATTCTGATGATTTTGCTATTTTCTCATCAATACAAGACAAAGATATTTTATTTAAAGGAAATGATGGTGGGAGTGTAATTACTGCTTTACAATTAGATATGTCTGCAGGTGGTAATGCAACTTTTGCAGGAAATGTAGGTGTAGCAGGAAAAACACCTGCTTATGGATTAAATTTAGCACAAGGAACAGGGGCAGGTAATAAGATAGCTTGGACAGATGGAACACCAGATTTCGCAGCAAGTATTTATGCAAGTTCTTCAACTGATAAATTAACTTTTGCTACTAAAAATGCAAGTAATGTTGAAACTACTGCTTTAGAAATAGACACATCACAAAATGCAACTTTTGCAGGAACAGTTACAGCAACTGATGTATATGGCTCAAGCAGTTTACGATTAGCAGCTTTAGGTGGAACTGCTTATTTAGATTCAGGTTCTGGTTCTTCTGTAATAATTAGAACTAATGGCACAACAACTGCTCTTACGCTGGATTCGTCACAAAATGCAACTTTTGCAGGAAATGTAACAGGTGGTAATGGTTCATTTACAAATTTAACAATTAATGCTACGGAAAAATTAAGATTTGATGGTGCAGGCGGACATACTTATATTGAAGAAGATTCAAATGATACTTTAATTTTTGCAACAGGAGGTTCTACTGCATTATCAATAAATACAACTCAAGATGTTAGAACATATGCAAAACTTGGAATTAGAGTAGATGGGGATGCAATACCTTGGAGAGGAACTGCACAAATACCAGCAGTAATAAATTTAGCAGGAAATGGTGCACTATTTACAAGACCAGACCAAACTTATTTAAGTCAAAATTTTTATTATGATGCAAATGATAGTGGTGCAGTTATAGATGCGGGACAAGCAAGTTTAATACAATGTAATGCAGGAGAAATTATATTTTCAGGAAGTACAACAGGGGCAAGTAGTGGTGCAACTATTAGTATTCAAGAAAGAATGCGTATAGACAGTTCAGGAAATGTTTTAGTTTCTAAACAAAGTCTAAATATTGGTACAGTAGGAACTGAATTTAGAGCAAATGGTCAATCGTTATTTACTTGTGATGGAGATAATTCAATAGATTTGAACAGGCTTACAAATGAGGGTGGAATTGCGATTTTTAGACAAGCGGGAACTGTGGTTGGTAACATATCTGTAACAAGTTCAGCAACTACCTATAACACATCTTCTGATTATAGATTAAAAGAAGATTTACAAGACTTTGCAGGATTAGATATGGTTTCTAAAATACCTGTTTATGACTTTAAATGGAAAACAGATGAAAGCAGAAGTTATGGGGTTATGGCTCACGAACTGCAAAAAGTTTTACCTCAAGCTGTAAGTGGAGAAAAAGATGCCGAAGAAATGCAATCTGTTGATTATTCGAAGATAGTACCATTGTTAGTTAAATCTATACAAGAACTAAAAGCAGAAATAGATAGATGCAAACAGAATAAATGTGAATGTAAAAATTAGTATCTTAGTAACTTAATTTTAAAAATAAATAAAATGTCAAAAATCAAAGAAAAAGAGTTAGAAGTATTACAAGAACAAGAAAAAAAGAAAGGTGCAATTTTGCACGATCTTGGCCTGTTAGACACGCAACGTCATTCATTAATGCATATTTATGCGGATTTAATGAAAGAACAACAAGATTCTAAAACTGAATTAGAAGAAAAATATGGTAAAATAAATATCAATCTTTCTGATGGTTCTTTTGAGGAAATAAAAGAAGAACAAGATGAAAAAAATAAGTAGTCATATAAGTTATAAGGAAGCTACTAATTCTGCATATGCAAAGCAATTTGGTATAGTAAATAAGCCAAAGGCCGAACATATTAAAAATATGGAGTTAGTAGCTGAAAAGGTCTTTGAACCATTAAGAGAATGGGTTGGGGGACCTATTAAAATAAATAGTATGTATAGGTGTGAAGAACTTAATCGCGGTTTAAGAGGAAGTCCTGTTAGTAGTCATTTGACTGGAAATGCGATTGACTTAACCACAATGGGTAAAAAAACTAATGCTGAAATGTTTTATTACATTAAAGATAATTTAGATTTTGACCAATTGATTTGGGAATACTATAACGGCGATCAGCCGATATGGTTGCACGTTTCATACAAAAGTAAAAAAGATAATCGAAAGCAAGTATTAGTCATCAAAAAAAGAGGTGTTTATCATACTTGGCAAGATTGTAAAGATTGTGAATAACTGGGAATTTGCAATAATAGATAAATCAAAAACTGGATTGTTATTGGGTTTCAGTTATATACCTGATAATGATTTTACAGAGCTTAACATTTATTTTTTTATTGTAGTTTTTCATTTTAAATTTTATTAAATGCCAATACCAAGCAAAAAAGTAGGAGAAAAGCAAAGTCAATATATGATTCGTTGTGTTCCACAAATGATGAAATATCACGATAAACAACAGGCTATTGCTATTTGTTATAGGGCTTTTCAAGGTAAAATGATAAACCTAGAGACTTATAATGATTACCCCCAAAGTGCCTCAAATAACGCTAAAAAGGTGCTTAGATGGCGAGATAAACACGGAGACGAAGTTAAAGGAATGACAAGAGTTGGTTGGGTTCGTGCAAATCAACTAGCAAACAAAGAGAATATAAGTCGTGAAACAATAGCTAGAATGTCAGCTTTTCAAAGACATAAAAAAAATGCAGAAGTAGATGCTAAATTTAAATCAACACCTTGGAAGGATAAAGGCTATGTAGCTTGGCTTGGGTGGGGTGGTACAAGTGGCATTAATTGGGCATCAAAAAAACTAAAACAGATTGATAAAAAATGATTATGGATTATAAAACCCTCGCAATTAATATTGGCACTTTTGGAATATCATTAACAAACATAGATATGGTTTTAAAGATTATTTTACTTAGTGTTACAATTGGGTACACGGCACAAAAATGGTATTTAATGAACAAAGACAAAAACAGCAAAAAAAACAATGGCAACAAAAATAAGTGAAGATACAAACGTACAATTAGATCTTAAAACTATTGCAATGATAGTTGGTGGGGCTATATCTCTTGCAAGTATGTGGTTTACTTTACAAGGCGAAATACAGGATTTAAACAACAAACTAGATAATTTTAGTAGTGATGAGTTTGTACAAAAAATGGAGTTTCAATTAAAAGATGAGCTTGTAAGAAGTACAATAATTACAATAGAAAAATCTACAGATGGTTTAAAAGAAGATATAATTGACAATAAAGACAGAATAAATAAGTTAGAAGATAAAGTTTACAGAAGATGAAAAAATTAATATACATATTTTTTTTCTTATTAGCTTGTTCAATCAACGCACAAGAATTAAAATTATTACACATTAACGCTAAATGGAATCAATCTAATAATTATAATCTTAGGGGCATACAGAATTGTGTTGTACAATATGCATTATTAGAAGATCAAACACTTTCATTAAGAGAACAAATTAAATCCGTACCGGTTATTATTTTATTGGATAAACACGGAAAGCCAAGAGGTCAATGGAAAGCAGGCCTTAATTTTAAAATACTTGTGCCTAAAGAAGAAATACAGGACAGAATAAATGTAATTTATAATGAAAACTAAAAAGAAATTTAACGAAACTAAAGTAGGAAAATTCCTTAGTAAAGTCGCCCCTAAATTACTAAATACAGTTGGAGGGGTATTACCAGATGGAGGTGCATTAGGTGTTCTTAAAAACATTATAAGTGAAGCTCCAACAGTAGATATAACACCACAAGATAAAGAAATGGCATTAAAATTGCTAGAACAAGATATTACAGAAATGCAGGAAATTACAAAAAGATGGGAAGCAGATTCTAAGTCTGGATGGTTAGCTGCTAATGTAAGGCCATTAACCCTTATATTTTTTTCTTTAGCTTACGTTGTAGGGTGGTATTTAAATTATTCATTAGATAGTATTACAGGTTTATTATCGTTGATTGTAGGAGCTTATTTTGGCTCTAGAGGAATAGAAAAAGTAATGGGTAATAATAGACACAAATAATGGCAAGAAAAATAATTAGTACCTTTATAAAAAGTAATAGAAAAAAAAGACCAGGAAGACACTCTAAGAATCAATCATTATCTCAACGTAAAAAAAAATACATAGGTCAAGGTAAATAATATGGAAACACTAAAACACTTACTAGGAATTTGTGGTGAACCTCACCCAAACATTTATACAATTATATTATTAATAATTATTACAGCTTCTATTTTAAAATACAAAAAATCAAAAGTTAAATAATTTTTATATATTTGTCAGCCTGTCGCAAATCAGTCTAAGTTGCAAAACTTCTGGAAACACCAGTTGGATCGTGTAAATATTTTTATTAAGATTTTTTTTCTTTTTTTTTGGGGGTTTTTTTTTCTTTTTTTTTACTATATTATTAAAAAGTATAATAAGATGCCAAGAAAAATATCTAGAAAGAATTTAATAAAAAAATTAGATACTATATTTAGTGAATACATAAGACGTAAATATGCTAATAAAAAAGGTATAGTAAAGTGTTATACTTGTAATAAGAAAGCATATTGGAAAGGTCAAGGTATGCAGAATGGTCATTTCATATCTAGAGCATCTAGAATACTTAGATGGGATGAAAGAAATTGTCGAGTACAATGTTATGCTTGTAATTGTATGAGATATGGTCAGAATTACATATTTGCTATGAATCTTAATAAGGAATATGGGTATGATATTGCTGCTGAATTACTACAACAATCTAGACAACTAATTAAACAAACAGATTTTGAATTGCAAGATTTAATAAATAAATATAAATGTCTTGTCGATAATATGGAATAAATCAGTATATTTGATTGTTCTTGTTGTATTGTCTTTGAGAAAGGGGTAAATTTATTTTTACCCTTTTTTTTTATTTTATAGTTAATTATTAAATTTTTTGTTTATATTTATAGTCTAATTTAAAAACAATAGATATGGCAATACGCACACAGTCAGATGACTTAAAACAGGAAATTAACACTTTAGAGGTTCAATTACAACACGCACAATTATTTGGTGATGTAGAATCTCAAAAAAGAATCTTCAATCAAATATGCGAAAAGAAAAGCATATTAATTAACATACAATAATATGTATAGTAATATAGATAAAGATAAAAATAAAACAGTCTCATTTTATGAGCATAATGTTCTCGTTTCTTATTACATTAATATTATTAAGAAACGTGAGAAAACTATTTCAGAACTTAAACAAGAAATAGTAAAGCTAAAAGGACAGAAAGAATGTTTAGAAGCTAAATTAGAAATCAAAGATAGAACAGTAAATTTAAATAATTATGAAGGGTATATACAATAAGTTGTTTAGTCTCCAGAGTGAGATTGGCAAAATCAATAAAGATCAAACAAATCCATATTACAAGTCAAAGTATTTTGATATTAATTCTTTATTATCACAACTACAACCATTACTTAAAAAACATAAGTTATTATTAATTCAACCTATAACAGACAATTATGTTAGAAGTGTATTAGTAGATTTAGAACACAAAGGAGAATTAATGAGTTCAGTAGAATCTTCTATTAAATTACCAACAGACTTAGATGCACAAAAAATAGGTGGTGCAATTACATTTTATCGTAGATATTCATTAACTTCATTATTGGCTTTAGAGGCTGAAGATGATGATGGAAATTCTACAGTAAAAAAACCTAATCTATATGAAAATGTAGGTAAGTGGAATGAAGTTGTTTCTGCATTAAAAGATGGAACAGTTAGCTTTGATTATGTTAAAAGTAAATTTAATATTAGTAAAGTAGAAAATAAATTAAAATCAATAATAAATAAATAAATTATGAGTACATTAATAAATGCAAGTATTAGGGTAGATAAACTTCCCAAAGAAAAATTCATCAAAGGTAAAATACAAAAAGTAAATGGTAAAGAAGTACAGCCTGTTTACTATAATTTAACAATTTCTGTTAGTGATGAAACTAGATATGGTAACAATGTTGCTATAACTGATTCTCAAACAAAAGAAGAACGCGATGCTAAAAAAGAAAAAAATTATTTAGGTAATGGGAAAGTTGTTTGGACTGATGGCAATGTAGTATTAGCTGAAAAAGAAAATACTGACCATATAGTTGCAGGGACTGAATCTGCCTACATTAAAGAAAAATCCGACTTACCATTTTAATAAATTAGTTTTTTTTAATAATTAAAAGGTATGGATGTTAAATCTGTACCTTTTTTTTTTATCTTTATTCAATGCCTAACAAACAAGATCAACACGAAAAGCTAATGAACATTATTGCTGAAGAATGTATTGTTAATACAGAAAAAATTTTAGAGTACCCTCCAGTAGCATTATCATTAGGACAAAAATCAATTAAATCAAAAGAAGGAAATATAATTGTTCCGATTCCAATAGGCACTTATGGTAACTTCAGTTTTGTACAAGCACCCCCCAAAACAAAAAAAACATTTTTTATATCATTATTAGCTTCTGCGTATTTAAGTGGTACTAATCATTTTGCTGGGGACATAAAAGGACATAGAAATGGAAGGTGTTTAATTCACTTTGATACTGAACAAGGCAAATGGCATTGTCAAAGAGTATTTAAAAGAGTAATAGATATGAACACTAATGTAGAACCTGGATGTTATCACACCTATGGACTTCGAACTATTTCATATAAAAGAAGAATAGAATTCATACATCATTGCTTAAAAAGTAAAATAAATAATGTAGGGCTTGTTATTATTGATGGAATTGCCGATCTTGTAAGCGATGTAAATAACTTAGAAGAATCAAATGCTTGTATTCAAAAAATTATGGAATGGTCGGCAGTATTCAATGTACATATAATAACCGTGATACATTCTAACTTTGGTTCAGACAAGCCTACCGGACATTTAGGAAGTTTTCTTGAAAAAAAAACGGAAACTCAAATACAGCTTGAAGCAAATACAGTTAACAAAGAATGGGTTACAGTTAAATGTAGAAGAAGCAGAGGCTATTCATTTGAAACATTTAGTTTTAAAGTAAATGAAATAGGTTTACCTTGCATTGTAGATAATTTATATGATCCTTTAGATAGTTATGATTAAAAATAAAATGATATTATTATTTAAAAAAAATGAAGATTGGATAAAAATATGTCAATCATTTGGGTGCGATAAAAGAACGGCGGAGGATCTTGTACAGGAAATGTATATTAAAATTCAATTAAAACTTGAAAAAGGTTTAAATATTTATTACAATGAAAAAAACGAAATAAATTATTATTATATTTTTAAAACTTTAAGAACAATGTTTTTAGATTTAAAACTTAAAACAAAGAATATTAAAATGCAGGAATTTAACAGTAATATTATTGAGGGGGGTATAACAGATATAAATTATATAAAAAACTATGATATTATTTTAAAAGAGCTTTCAAAAATGTATTGGTATGACCGAAAAGTTTTTGAAATTATTAATTCAGGCGAATCAATCGCTGAATTTTCAAGAAAATCTGGAATTGCTTATCACTCCCTTTATAATACATATACTACAGTTAAAAACAAATTAAAAAAATTACTATGAAAAATGATTATTACAGAATTAAATTAGGAAACTTAATTGAGCTAATAATAAAAATTATAACATTAGGGCAAGGTAAAAGAATAGCCTCTTATATAGCAAAGAAGGTTGGATATGAAAGTTGTAACTGCGAAAATAGGAAGGAAGCATTGAATAATTTAAAAATAAAAAGATGGTAACCAAATTAAAAAAAGATGACTATAAAAAATGGACACAATTTCGTATGGGTGAAAAATCAGTCATTACAAAAACAGAACTTGAAATGGTTTCGTACCTCCACTCTAAATACTACAAACATTCATATTACATACCTTGTACCTGTTCTCCCAAAACAATAAATAGATGGATAAAAGATCTTAACGTATTGTGGGAAAATGGGGATTAATAAAATACATAAATGGGAACAAGCTGTAGTTAACATTTTAAACATCATTGGGTGGGAATTAGAATGGACAGGTAAAAAGTTTGAATCTTGGGATGCTAAAGGTAAAACACCTAAAGGATTTGATTGTGTAATAGAAATGAAATTTAGGGATAAATACTATGAAGAAAAGCTATTAGAAAAATCTAAGTATGATACATTAATGAAATTACCGAAAAATATAGTAAAAATTTATTTTGTTAATGATCCTAAAGGTAATTATATGTATTGGCTAAACGAATTAAAAATGCCAAATCTTATTAAATTATATTGTCCTGACACTTCATTTTGGACAAAAAAAAGGCTTAAAAAAGAAGTTTATTTATTAAAAGAAAATCAAGCAAGTAGAATAAATTTAAATAATAATTAAAAAAAAGTTATTAAATATTTTGTTAATTAATAAAAAAGTATTATATTTATACTATAATTAAAAACAAATAATTATGAAAAAGACATTAAAACTTATTGGAGAATTTATTTTTGTAGTATCAATATTTGTCCTGTTCTGGGCATCACTATGGATATTTGCATAATACAATAACAACTAAAAAAAATAATATGGTAATAGATAACCAAATTTTTCACGCATTTCGACAAAACGAGAAAGAAATTAAAAAAGCTATTAATCTTCTAAAAAAAAATAAATTTACTATATTCGACCCACAAGGAAATAGAGTATATGAAAAAAAAAAGACAGTATAGAAGTCAACAAGGCAGATCACCAAAGCAAAGAAAAACAAATTATAAATTAATGTTTTACTCCTTGCTTGGTCTGTTTATAACAATGTTATATATATTTTTAAAATATGGTTTTATTAATTGATGCTGATTCCTTAATATTTGCTTCTTGTTATCGGTCTAAAAAAGAATCTAAAAATATCCTGGACAAGTTTTATTCTAACATAGAAGATGCTATTGTTAAGTTTGATGAGCAGTATATGAAAATTGTAAACGACTTAGAAGAACATTTTGAAATTAATGAAATTATTACATTCAATGGATGCAAAGGAAACTTTAGAAAACAAATAACAAAGAAGTATAAGGCTAATAGAAAAAAGCAAGATTTGCCACCGCTCCTTCACGAAATGCACGACTATGTTAAAAAGAACTATAATAGTATATATGGGTTTGGAATAGAAACCGACGATCTTGTAGCAAAATATTGGTATGAAATAAGCAATAGTATTGGGAGAGAAGAAGTAATGATAGTATCAATAGACAAGGACTATAAACAGTTTCCCTGCTTAATATATAATTATCATCATAAGCATAAAAAAATAATAGACATAAGTTTAGATGAAGCTCTATACAATTTTTACGAACAAATGATAGTAGGAGATACAGCAGACAATGTAAACTACTTTAAAGGAAAAGGAAAAGCATTTGCAAAAAAGTATTATAAGGATTGTAAAACAAAGTATCAATACACTAAACAACTATACAACTTATTTAAAGAAATATACAAAGGCAAAGCGAGACAGAAGTATGTAGAATGTTATAACCTTTTAAAATTAAGAGAAAGATGAATTTAAAGCCTATAGAAATAGCAAATAAATTAAAAGAATTTTCTGGTGTTGATCCATTTAATAAATCAAGAATACAACCAGTAATAGAAATAAGATCATTATTATGTTACTTATTAAGAGAAAAAAAACAAATGAGATGGACAGCAATAAGTAATTTTTTTATAAACAATGATAAGCCTATGAATCACGCCACAGCAATTCACGCGGTAAAAACTTATCCAATAAATAGAAATCATAATAAAAAATTAATGGAGTATGAAAGAATGTTTAAGTTTAAAAGTGATCTAAATTATGACCAAATAGATAAAATCCATTATTTAGAAAATAAAGTAAGAAACCTAGAAAATAAATTAGTGCATCCTTTGTTGGGTATAATAAAAAACATTCCCGAAGATAAATATGATGAAACATTAGAGTTTGTTGAAAGACTTAGAAAGGGATGGAAATGGAAAGATAAATTAAATAAAAAATAATAATATGAAAAAAAAAGAAATACAATTTAGAGATCCAGTAGTAGAAAGAGTAGTTGACAAATTTATTTCACGCTCTGATACAGGTTTTAAAAAGTATGGCGTTACTATGGATAAGGACACACTATCAAAAAAAGAATGGCTTAATCATTTACAAGAAGAATTAATGGATGCTATATTATATATACAAAAATCCAAAGAAATTTTATGAGTAGTTTTGAAAAAAAGTATAAAAAAATATTATTAGAATGTTTAAATAAAGGGGAAGAATGTTCTAATAGAACCGGTGTAAATACATTTAAGTTATTTAATAAATCATTTAATATTAATTTAAATAAAGGTTTTCCTATTGTCACAGGAAAAAAAATATTTTTTGATAAAGCCCTTGCCGAATTTAGGTGGATGTTTGAGGGTAGAACAGACATTACTTATTTAAATAATCACAATATAAGATGGTGGGATGATTATACTAGCACGAATGATTTGGGCAAGGTTTATGGCTACCAAATAAGAAATTATAATAACAACATAGATCAAATTAAATATGTTGTTAAAGAGATTAAAAACAATTCTCGCCGTGCTATAATAAATTTATGGAATCCCAGCGATCTGCAAGATCAGGCGTTACCTTGTTGTTTTACTCAATTTAATTTTGTACGAGCAAATAATAAATTAAGTATGAGTATAAATTTTAGAAGCTCAGATTTATTTTTAGGATTACCTTACGACATAGTTATTGGTTCTTTATTTTTAATTACAATAGCTAAAAAAACAAATTTATTACCAAACTTTTTAGGAATTAATTTAATAGATGCACATATATATAAATCGCATATAGATCAAACATTAAAATATTGTAAAAACAAAATATATAAACTTCCTTTTTTACAAGGCAAATACGAAGACTATAATTTAATAAATTACAATTGTAATAATTATATAAAAGCGGAGTTAATTAAATAAATTTAAAATTATGAATAAAAATATGGAATACATTTTAGTATTATGGCCAGATAGTCAAGAACATTACGACAGCTCATACTTTGCATCTAAACATAGATTAACTAATTAATTTTTTTAATGTATTATATATACCACATTAAAGGAATCAAAATAGGTTGTACTACTAATCCTGTTGAGAGGGTAGAAAAAAAACAGGGGTATACAAATTACGACATACTATATACAACAAATAATATACAAGAAGCTTCAGACAAAGAGTTAGAGCTACAAACTAAATACAATTATAAACAGGATAAAAAACCATATAAAGAAGTAATTATGAATATTAAAAACAAATTTTACATAACAGACAAAACAGTTACATTAAATAATACGTTTGATAAAGATTTAACAGGATTTGAATTTCCTGATTATATTGCTTATGAGGATAAAAAAATATATTTTACAAAAGAATTAATTACTTGGATAAAAAATAATAATATTAAATCTCAAAATGATAATAAAAGATATGTATATAGAAATCCCTTTGAAAAAGCCTCTAACAATAATTTAGAAACAATATTTGATAAAATAAGAAATTGGGCTGAAGTTAGAGAAATATATAAAAAAGGCAATTCTCATACCCAATATGTTAAACTGCAAGAAGAATGTGGAGAGCTTGCAAAAGCTATATTAAATAAAGACAGATCCGAAGCCGTCGACGCTATAGGCGATATTGTAGTGGTTTTAACAAATTTAGCCTACTTTGAAGATTGCACAATTGAAGAATGCATTGAGTCAGCTTATAATGTTATTAGTAAACGCAAGGGCAAAATGATAAATGGAACATTTGTAAAAAATAAATAAATAATTTATATTTATTCGTTATATAGATATAGAGAATTAATTAATTAATATTTTATTAATTGTGGATAATAGAAAAAACAATGGTGGACATTCAACAAAAGGCTTTGCAGGAAGACCTAAAAAAGCTGATGAATTAAAGTTAATAGAAAAGCTGGATAATCTAATTGATAACGATGAGGTTATTAAAACATTAGGTCAGCAAATCTTTAAAGGTGATTCAAGGGCAATGTCATTATACTTTGGATATAGATATGGTAAACCAAAAGAATCAGTAGATATAAACTCTAGTGAAGGTTTCAATATCAACTTCAAAGACCTTATTAAGTTTAAGTGATTGAAATAAACAAAAAGTATTCTCCTATAACTAATACAGATTCTAGGTACTTTATAGTTACTGGTGGCCGAGGTTCTGGAAAGTCATTCTCAATAAACCTGCTTTTAGTTCTTCTAACATACGAAGCTGGACATACTATCCTATTTACTAGATACACGTTAGCATCAGCTTACATATCTATCATCCCAGAATTTATAGATAAACTAGAAACACTAAACATCCAAAACGATTTCTACATTACAAAAGACGAAATCAGAAATAAGCGTTCAGGAAGCAAGATATTATTCAAAGGCATCAAGACATCATCAGGAGATCAAACAGCTAACCTAAAGTCATTACAAGGCGTTACAACGTGGGTTATGGATGAAGCCGAGGAACTAACAGATGAGGGCATCTTTGATAAGATAGACTTATCGGTAAGAGACCTTACACAAACAAACAGGGTAATTATGATATTAAATCCTGTTACTAAAGAGCATTGGATATATACCAGGTTCTTTGAAGAAAGAGGAATAATGGAAGGAAGCAATGTTACAAAAGACAACACTACATACATACATACTAGTTACCTAGACAACATAGACAACTTATCAGAAAGCTATTTAAGTCAAATAGATAACATCAAAACAAGAAGACCTGAAAAGTATAAACATCAAATATTAGGACAATGGTTAGCAAAAGCAGAGGGTGTTATATTTACTAATTGGAAAATAGGGGAGTTTAAAGAAATAGGAGTTTCTGTATTTGGCCAAGACTTTGGATTTGCTAGTGATCCATCAACCTTAATACAAACAAACATAGATACTAATAACAAAGTGATATATTTAAAAGAGTGTTTCTTTCTCCCAGGATTAACAACATCTAAAATAGCATTACTGAATCTTAAACACGCTAAGAGTAGTTTAATAGTAGGCGATAGTTCTGACCCCAGACTACTGTCTGAAGTTAAATCAAAAGGATGTAACATAACTCCATCAATTAAAGGTCAGGGCAGCATAACCTATGGCATATCACTATTACAGGACTATGACTTAGTGATAGATGAAGATAGCACAAACCTCATCAAAGAGCTTAACAACTATTGTTGGCTTGAACGTAAATCTAATACACCTATAGACAAGTGGAATCATTGTATAGATGCTATACGATATGCAGTAAGTTATCAGCTCCAAAATCCTAATCGTGGAACATATTACATAAATTAGTTGTTAAATATTTTGTTAATTAATAAATTAATTGTATATTAGTATAAAATTAATATATATGAAAACAAGAACAATGACAAACCAAAACAGAGATTCCTACAGGGTTGATGTTATTGATAAAGGCGAACTATCAAGCCATTATTTTAAAACAGAAAAAGAAGCTAACAGATTTGTAAAATGGAAACAAAATTTAAATAAATATAAAGAGTTTATTTAAAGGTATGGATGCAGAACAGAATTTACATAATTTAAATTACCTAAACAACTCCATACTTGTTTCAGAGATTCTTAAAAAATGGCATAAGCAAAAGCCGGATCATAAAGAACTAAATGAAGTAGTAAGTGCTTACATTAAAATAGTGTTTTATATAACTAGAGTAACACAAGACAATACAGTTAAAGACAGCTTGATTTCCAAATTTAGATATGAAAGAAATAAAGCACGTTTAGAATTAAAAGAATTAAAAGAAAAATATAACAACTTAAAAGACTTATAATATGTCAGATTGGTTTGACCATTTAAATCCTATTGATGCGCCACAATACCAATGTTGTGTTTGTGAAAAGCCTTTATATCAGGATAAGCAATATTGTTCTAACAACTGTTTTGAAGCTGATATGATGTGAGTTAGTTTTTGTTTAGTTTGATTAGAAGGGTGGTAGAAATACTGCCCTTTTTTTATTATTTTTACTTAAAATAAAATCCACTTTTAAATACGTTATATATATATGAAATTAAGTATCGATATTCCTACATCACTAAAAGATGTAACATTAAGACAATATAAGCACTTTTTAAAAATGCAAGATAAAAACGAAGATGAAAGATTTGTACAAGCAAAGATGATAGAGATATTCTGCAATGTCAGATTAGACCAGGTATTAAAGTTAAGGTTTAATGATACACAAGAGATAGTAAAGATACTATCAGGATTGTTTGAAGAAAAACCTGCATTAGTGCATAAGTTTAAAATCAATAAAAAGGAATACGGATTTCATCCTGAATTAGATGATCTTAGTTTGGGTGAGTACATTGACTTAGATACATATATAGGTGATTGGGATAATATAGAAAAAGCAATGAATGTTTTATACAGACCTATTACTCATAAGCTAAAAGACAACTATAACATAGAAGAATATAAAGCTGAAGATAATCCTGATTTATTGAATATGCCAATGGATGCAGTTCTAAGTTCTATTTTTTTTTTGTGGAATTTAGGAATAGACTTGTCGAAAACTATGACGAACTATTTGGACAATCAACAAACAGAAGCCTTGACGGAGTATCTGTCTTTGCAAGAAAATGGGGATGGTATCAATCACTTTATTCACTCTCTGGAGGGGATATTACAAGACTTGAAAGTATCTCTGAATTAAATGTACATAAGTGTTTTATGATGTTAGCTTTTGTAAAAGAGAAAAACGAATTAGAATCAAAACAAATTAAAAAGAAATTTAAATGAGCAATCAAGGAGTAAGGGGTTTTTATCAATTAAGCGAAACAATAAAAGAGCAGTTATTACAAGACCAAAACATCAACACAGTAACAACTGGAAACATATCTGATGTTAACCTAAACAAACAAGACATCTTCCCAATGGGTCATATAATAGTCAACTCAGTAGTAGATGAAGAACAAGTGCTAAGGTTTAACATAAGCGTTCTAGCTATGGACATTGTAGATTTCTCTAAGAGTGAAACTATTGATAGATTTAAAGGTAACAACAATGAACAAGACATTCTAAACACACAACTAGCAGTATTAAACAGACTTATACAAAGACTAAGAAAAGGTCAACTATATACAGAGATGTATCAGCTTGATGGTAATCCTAGCTGTTTACCTTTCTATGATAGGTTTGAAAATGGACTAGCTGGATGGACTGCTACTATGGATGTTCTAATTTATAATGACATATATATCTGCTAATGAAGTATAACAATCTAGAAAAAGCAATAGAGAAATATGCAAAGTATGTAGTACAGCAATCTAAGTCAAACTTGACTAGAGATAAAAAAGGTGGTGGTGATTTATACAACTCTATTTCTTATGATCTTGATGTTGAAACAAATGCTTTTTTACTAGACTTCCTTATGGATGATTATGGTGCTTTTGTTGACAAAGGGGTAAGAGGTAAGAATCCTAGTAAGGTTTCACCTAATGCTAAACTTAGAGGACAACAAGCTCCTAATTCACCATTCAAGTTTGGTAGTGCAAACTATGCTGGTACTTGGAAAACCTTTTTAAAGAGTATAGAGGGATGGGCAAAAAGCAAGAACATAAGATTTAGAGATGAGAAAGGAAAATATAAAGAGGGAGATTATAAAAGCCTTGCATATGTAATTGCAGGTAATATCTACAATAGAGGTTTAAAAGCTAATATGTTTTTTTCAAAACCTTTTGAATCAGGATTACAAAAGTATGGAGATGACTTCTTAGAAGGCTTCATTTTAGATATAGAAAGACAAACAATATTCGGACAAAAATAAACAACTATGGCATTAATAGCATTAAGAAGCCCACAATATAAATACATAACAATACCTGCATCAGGGGTGTTATCAGCTAAGTGTACAATTACAATAGCTGGAACATTAAGATATACATTAGTAAAAAACACAACTCCTAGTACAGGATGCAATTTTGATATATCAGAACTGGTAAGAGATTATTTAAGTATTACTTATTCAACATCTTATGCTGTAGATAGTATAGCTATTGTAACTGTATTACAAAATTACAGCTCTTTAAATGCTGGTAGTGGCGATGAGGTTGGTAGTGCTGTAACATATACCGATACAGGTTTTGAAGCATATGGAGAATTTATGGAACAATCAAATCCAACAATTCCATTTAGAACAAAACCAAGTTGGTTAATAGCATCACAAAATTTAAGTGCAAGTGAAAGTTTTGAAATCTTTGTTCCAACAGGTATAAGTGGATATGTTCCATTTGTAAGAGGTAATGATACAGTAGGAACTGTTTCGTATAATACAACAGATACTTCTAAAACAGAAGATGGAGTAGCTTTAACAATAACTAGAATAGATTGTACTAAATATGGAGATGGTATAAAAGCAATATTTATAAATAGATATGGAGTTCAACAAGATTTATGGTTTTTCTTAAAACAAGTTAAATCATTAAATAGAACAAATGAATCTTTCCAATCTAATACAATAGAATATCCAGATGATGAAGCAGCAGTATATAGTACAGCAGTTGCACCTAAAAAAGTATTTAACACACAAGCAACACAATCTCATAGTTTAAATTCTGGTTACTATCCAGAATGGGCAAACCAATATTTTGAAGAACTATTATTAAGTGAATATGTTTGGTTACAATTACCAAGAAAAGAAACTCCTACTTTATTTTATACAACCCCTGTAAAAGTAAAAACATCAAGTATGTTATTCAAAACATCTGTTAATGATAGATTAATCCAATATACAATAGAATTTGAGGAAGCATTTGACCATATACAAAATGTTAGATAAATGCAAAAACTTCAATTATATATAGGAACTGAAAGGGTAGATTTATTCAAAGATGAAACAGTAAGTCTTACACAAACTATTCAAAATGTAAAAGACATTAGTAAAATATTTACTGAATTTAGTAAAACTTTTTCATTACCAGCTTCAAAAGTAAACAACAAAATATTTAAACATTATTACAATTTTGATATTGATGGTGGTTTTGATGCTAGAAATAAAGTTGCTGGTAAATTAGAATTAAATACAATACCATTTAAAGAGGGTTTTATACGATTAGAGGGTGTTGATTTAAAAAAAAATGTACCTCATACTTATAAGATTACTTTTTTTGGGAATACAATTAATTTAAAAGATGTGCTTGGTGATGACCAGTTATCAACTTTAGGAGGATTAAATACTAGTAATTCATTAGATTATACATTTGCTAATATAAAAAGCAAATTAACAAATAATCCTACAACTAATATATGCGCACCTTTAATAACACATACAAGAAGATTATATTTCGATTCAGCTGGAACAGGTGATGGTAATGTTGATTGGGATAGTGCAACCAGTGTTAATGGTGTTTATTGGAACGATTTAAAATTTGCGATACGTTTACAAGCTATAATAGATGCAATAGAAGCACAAACAAATTATGGATTAACATTTAGTAATGATTTTTTTAACGATAGTTCTAATACTGCATTTTATAATTTATGGATGTGGTTACATAGAAAAAAAGGAAGCGTTGAGCCAACAGGACAATTATCTTTAAATTTTGTTCAAGTTCAAAACCTTGGTAAAATTTCTGGTAATACAGGTTATACAACAGAGATAGCTGGTATTTTAACTTTAGCAAGTGTAAGTGGCAATATACATTATGTACAAACAGATTTAGATATAACTCCTACTGCCAATAATGTTGATTATAGTATAAGGGTTTTTAGAAATGGTGCACAAATTGCAGAAAGGTTAAATGTTCAAGGTCCTCAACAATTATTTGCCACCTCATCAACTAGGTTGGGTGCTGGTAGTTATACTATTGAAATAGCTTCAATCGCAGGTATTACTTTTAATACTAATAATATTAAATGGACTATTGCTGTTGCTGATTTAAGTCCAGGCGGAGGTGGTGGTGCTGACCTTTGGGGTAATGGTCAACAATTTTCAACAAGTTCAACTATTGAATTTATTATAACTCAACAAATACCAGAAATGTCTATTATAGATTTCTTAACAGGTATTTTTAAAATGTTTAATCTTACAGCGTATGTAGACAATACAGGAACAATTGTAGTTAGAACTTTAGATAGTTATTATGCTGCTGGAAAAGGTACTTTAGCAGGTACTACTCCTTGGAATATAGACCAATATTTAGATGTAACAAAATCTACAGTTGATGTAGCTTTACCTTTTAGGGAAATAAAATTTGCTTATAAAGGATTAGGAACTTTTTTAGCTAAACAATTTTATCAAGTCAATAACTTAACTTGGGGAACAAACAAATATACTTTAGGTGATGATGTATATGATGCACCTACTGCAGTTTATAATGTACAATTACCATTTGAGCACGTTATGTATGAAAGATTGTTTAATGTAGCAACAAACGCTGCAACATCTGTTCAATATGGGTATTTTACAGATGACAATCAACAACCCTATTATGGTTCGCCTTTAATTTTTTATGCTGTATATATTCAAAATGGAGATGATATATCTTTGAAAGAATCAGCAAACGACAATGACCAAATAAATGATTATATTATTCCATCTAATAGCTTAGCAATAAGTGCTTCAACAAGTAAGGTAAATATAAATTTTGGTGCTATGGTAAATGAATATGACCCTAACAACCCATTTACAGATACTTTATTTAGTAGTTATTATGAAACTTACATAGCAGATGTATTTAATTTAAAAACAAGATTAACAAAAGTTCAAGCAATGTTACCCTTAAAAATGTTATATAATTTACAATTAAATGATAAAATTCAATTTCAACAAAATAATTATAAAATAAATTCTATAACAACAGATTTGACAACAGGTAAAAGTAGTATCGAATTATTAAATGTAGTACAATGATAAAAAATATAATAGATTTATTGCATTTAAGTGTAGGGGAAACTGAAAACATTAAAATAGCAAAAGGTAAATATGCTTTACCAAAAGATTTTAAAACTGCTATGAAACAAATAAAAACAAATATCAAATGGCAACAGTAACTAAAGAATATGATTTAAAAATATCAACTAAACAAGCACAAGCTAATATAGATGAATTAAATAAATCGTTAGAATTACAAGAAACATTAATTGATGATATTGAAAAAGAATTAAGACAATATCAAAAAGAATTAAATAAAACCTCTGCAAAAGATTTATCTAAACGACAAAAATTAAACGATAAAATTAAACAAACTAAAGAAAGATTAGTTGACGAAAAAGTTGCTTTAAAACAAGTTAACAAAGACAGAAAGAAAGCTAACGAGGTAATGAAAGAATCTGAAAAAAATGCAGCAGATTATTCTGGTGTATTAGGAACAATAGATTCACAAACAGGTGGTGCTATATCAGGGTTTACTAATTTAACTAAAACAATTGGCGGAGCAACAAAAGGTTTTGGATTGATGGGTAAAGCTATTATGGCAACAGGATTAGGTGCTTTAGTGTTAATAGTTTCATCTCTTGGTGCAGCATTTACAGGTTCAGAGGAAGGACAAAACAAATTTGCAAAAATAATGAGTGTTATTGGTGCTTTAACTGGTAACCTTGTTGATTTATTAGCAGATTTAGGTGATGCTATTATTAGTGCTTTTGAAAATCCAGTAGAATCTTTAAATTCTTTTGTTGATTTATTAAAAAATAACTTAATAACAAGATTTGAGGGTTTATTAAATCTTATACCTAATTTAGGTAGAGCAGTTGAACAATTATTTAAAGGTAATTTTTCAGAAGCAGGTAAAATTGCAGCTGATAGTGTAGGTCAAGTTGTTTTAGGTGTTGAAAGTGTAACTGATACTGTTGCTAATGCTACAAAAGCAGTAAAAGAATTTACAGCAGAACAAATCAAAGAGGGTAAAGCAGCAGCAGAAGTTGCTGATATGAGAGCAAAAGCTGATAAAATAGAAAGAGCATTAATAGTTGATAGAAGTAAATTAGAATCAGAAATAGCATTATTAAGATTAAAATCAAGAGAAGAAGAAAAATTTAGTGCAGCTGAAAGAAAACAAGCATTATTAGATGCACAAGCATTAGAAGACCAATTATTAGACAAAGAAACAGAATTTTTAGAATTAAGGCGTGATGCACAAATGTTAGAAAATACATTTAGTAGAACAAACAAAGAAAATTTAACTAAAGAAGCAGAAGCAATAGCAGCAGTAAATAGACAACAAGCAGCTAGAGCAAATACTGCTAGACAACTACAAAGAGAAGTAAATACTATATCAAAACAAATAACAGCAGAAGAAAAAGCAGAAGCAACTGAACTTGCTAATTTTAGAAAGTCTTTAAGAGATGCAGAAGCAGTTTCAGAAGAAGATAGACGAGCATTGGAATTAATTAAAATACAAGAACATTACGATGCTTTAATATTACAAGCAGAAGAAAATAATGTTAATACAGATGCTTTAAATGATGCAAGACAATTAGCTTTGGCTGAAAAACAAGCTGCTTTTGATGCAACAGATTTAGAAAGAAAAAAGAAAATAGCAGATGATGAAGCAGCTATTGAACAAGCTAAAGAAGATAGAAGACAAGCAACATTTGATAATGCAGTTGCATTAGCTGGTGAAGAAACTAAATTAGGTAAAGCATTATTATTAGCTAAACAATTTTTATTAGCTAAAAATTTTATAATGGATGCTAAAGCTTCTATAATGAACGCTAAAAAAGCAACTACTGACGCTGTTGTTACAGGTGCAGAAGCAAGTACTGAAGTATCAGGTTCAGTTGCAAAAGCGGCAAATACAGCACCACCACCATTTAATATTCCTTTTATATTAACAGCAATAGCAACAGGTGTTAGTATTATTAGTGCAGTAAAATCAGCAGTTGGTTCTACTAAAAAAGCAGCAGCAGCAGCAGGTGGTTCAAGTGGAGGGGGTACTGTTCCATCACCAGCATCAGTAACACCATCAGCAGCACCACCAGCGTTTAATATAGTGGGTTCTAGTGGTACTAATCAATTAGCAGATGCTATTGGTGGTCAAACACAACAACCTATACAAGCATTTGTTGTAGCAAGTGATGTAACAACTGCACAAAGTTTAGAAAGAAATACTATTGAGGGAGCAACCATAGGATAAATACAAAATCAAATTAAAATTACGTTATATAAATATGAAAATTATAGAATTAATATTAGACGAAGAACAAGAAGAAAGTGGAATTGATGCTATATCTATAGTAGAAAACCCAGCTATTGAATCAGATTTTGTTGCTTTAAGTAAACAAAAAGAATTTAAATTAGCAGAAATAGATGCTGAAAAGCAAATATTACTTGGTGCTTTACTTATTCCAAATAAAACAATATTTAGAACAGGTGCAGAGGGAGATTATTATATATATTTTTCACGAGAAACTGTAGCCAAAGCAAGTCAATTATATTTAACTAGAGGAAAACAAAACAATTCAACACTAGAACATCAACATTCTTTAAATGGATTAACATTAGTAGAAAGTTGGTTAGTTGAAGACAAAGTTCACGATAAATCAAGAAAATATGGATTAGATGTTCCGTTAGGTACTTGGATGGGTGCAGTTAAAGTTAATAATAAAGAAGTTTGGAATGAATATGTTAAAACAAATAAAGTTAAAGGTTTTTCTATTGAGGGTTACTTTGCAGACAAAATGGAAAGACCTAAAGAAAGCGTTGAAGAAAAAATGGCAGATACTATTTTAATTGAAAAAATAAAAGAAATATTATCATCAGATGCAAAGAAATAGAAAACAATCAACTTACATTCCAAGTCGTACATCTCCCAGAGGAAGTGGTAGGGCTTGTTTATGTAAAGATACAAATACCTATTCACGAAAATGTTGTGATGGGGATATTTGGGCGCAAGGTATTGGCGTAATTACAAGAATAAATTAATGCTTAAATGCAAAATCAAAATTAATAATCGTTATATATATAATTATGAAATCAAGTGAAATGCTAAATCAAATTAAAACACTTCTTAATATCGAAGTTAAATTCGAAGAAATGAAGTTAGAAAATGGTACAGTTGTCGAGGCTGAATCTTTTGAAAAAGGAAAAGAAATTTTCATAAAAACAGATGATGAAAAAGTAGCTATGCCAGTTGGCGAATATATACTTGAAGATTCTCGTTTGTTAGTTATAGAAGAAGAAGGAATTATTGCAGATATGAGAGAAGTATCTGATGAAGTTCCTGAAAAAGAATCTGCAGAAGAAGAAGAAATTACTGAAGATTTAAAAGATGAAGAATACAAAGAAGAAGATGAAGAAGATGAAGATAAAAAGAAATATGAAGATGATGAAGCTGATGTAGGTGATTGGAAAGGAATGGAAAAAAGAATTAAAAACTTAGAGGATGCAATTGCAGACTTAAAGTCAAGATTTAGCGATAAAGAGGAAATGGGAGAAGATAATAAAGGGTTAAAATCAAGAACAGTAAAAGAAGAATTTTCTGAAGCAGCTGTAAAACCAATCAAACATAATCCAGAAATTAAAGAAGTTGAAAAAAGGGTATTTGCTAAAAGTAAAACACGCACAACTTTAGATAGAGTATTAAATAAATTAAATAAATAAAAAAAATATGAGTTCATACAGTTATACTTCAAATGATGATGTAAAAGTTCAAGTTTCACAAAAAACATTGACTGCATCAGTTTCTGTACCTGCAGGAGATGCTGGTATAGACCACAATATTGCAACCGATGCTTTAGTAATGAGTTTACCAAAGATTGGTTCTGGAAATTTAGGAATGACTTTCTTATTTAGAAACACAGGTGCAGATGGAAATAACATTATTACGTTATCACCAGATTCAGCTGATTCTTTTAACGGAAGTATTGCAAACGCAGCAGCAGATTCAGTAGCTGGTGGTGTTGCAGGTAAAGATTGGATTAACACAAAGGCAACAGCAAACAACGGAGATTACGTTGTTATTAGAGCAGTAGCATTAACAAAATGGTACATTGTAGGTGGTGTTGGAGTTTGGGCATCCGAAGCATAATATTAATTAAATAAAAAAAAAAAAGATGAGTAATTTAAAAAATGTAAATCTAGGTACCACTGCTAATATTACGACGACGTATGCCGGCGAATTTGCGGGTGAGTATATAGCGGCAGCACTTCTTTCGGCAAGTACAATTGATGATGGAGGTTTATCTGTAAAAGCAAATATAGCATACAAAGAAGTAATCAAAAAATTAGCTACTGGTAATTTAGTAAGTCCAGCATCTTGTGATTTTGACCCAAATTCTTCTATTACATTAACAGAAAGAATAATTCAACCAACTGAATTACAGGTTAATTTACAATTATGTAAAAAAGACTTCGTGAATGATTGGGAAAGTCAGCAAATGGGCTATGGAATGGGACAATCATTACCACCGAAATTTGCAGATTTTATGATTGCTCACGTAGCAGCAGAAGTAGCACAATCAACTGAATTTAATATTTGGCAAGGTGATACAGCAGCAGCTTCTAATAATTCTTATGATGGTTTTTCTAAACTAATTGCAGCATCAGTTGCAGCAGGAGATGTTCCAGCAGGTCAATCAGTAGCAGCAGTTGGTGGTGGATTAAGCGCAGCGAATATCATTGCAGAATTATCGAAAGTAGTAGATGCTATTCCAGGCGCATTATACGGAAAAGAAGATTTATATATCTATATTCCAAGTAGTGCCGCTAAATTTTATGTTCAAGCTTTAGGTGGTTTTGCAGCAGCAGGATTAGGAGCAAATGGTGTAAATGCACAAGGAACACAATGGTGGAATAATGGTTCATTATCTGTAAACGGGGTGAAGATTTTTGTTTGTCCAGGAATGGCTGACGATAAAATGTACGCAGCACAAAGAAGTAATTTATATTTCGGTACTGGTTTACTGAATAATATGAATGAAGTAAAAGTTTTAGATATGCAAGACCTTGACGGAAGTCAAAATGTAAGAATGATTATGAGATTTACGGCTGGAGTCCAGTTTGGAATCGCATCAGATTTAGTTTCTTACGCATAATAAATTAATTAACCAATAAACAAAGGTAGGTGGGTTATATCTACTTACCTTTTTTTATAAAATAAAATAAAAATACTATGGCTTGTACATTATCTACAGGAAGAAAAGTACCTTGTAAATCGGCATTTGGTGGAATTAAAAGTGTTTGTTTTGCTGACTTTGGAACTATTGCTAGTGTAGCAGTAGATTCTACAACAAAAGTAGCAACAATTACAAATGGTTCGCCAGCACCAGTTTGGTACGAATATGATGTAAAAGGTAATTCATCTTTAGAAACTACAGTAACAAGTTCTAGAGAAAATGGTACTACTTTTTACACTCAAACATTAAATTTAACATTAACTTATTTAGATGCTAAAACACAAGCAGAGCTTCAAGTTCTTGCAGTAGCTAGACCATATGCTGTAGTACAGGATTACTATGGAAATCATTTCCTTTGTGGATTTGAGAATGGAATGGAAGTTACAGGTGGAACAGTTGTTACAGGAGCAGCAGCAGGGGATTTAAGTGGGTTTACTCTTACATTTGAAGGAATGGAAGAAACAGCACCTTATTTCTTAGGCGCAGGAGTTACTCCAGCAGCAGGTCAAATTGACCCAACAGCTTAATCTAAATTAAGTTTAAAAAATTAAGCATCCTTTATGGGTGCTTTTTTTTTGCTCTTTTGTTTTTACAAATTACATACTTTATTACGTTATATAAGTAATGATTATATTAACAACATCAGCAGCAGCACAAACATTGTCTGTAATACCTAGAAGTTATCCTAGTACATTTACAATGGATGTTAGAGATGACAGTACAAATGTTACTGTACCCTATGGTGTTACAACAGCTACTACTTCAGGTAATTATCTTACATTTAATAATGCATTTAATCCTATTTTAGTAGAAAACCATTTTTATGATATACATTTATATGCAGATTTTAATTATTGGAATACTAATTACAGCTTTTGGAACTTATATGATGAGGTCTGGCAAACAGATGCAAATCAAAAAGAAGACATATATAGAGATAGAATTTTCTGTACAGACCAAGACATAGACCAATTAAATGATAATGATCATTATGAAATAAATAAAAATCAATATACCCAATATAATGGCTACAATAATGATTACCTTGTAATATGAAAAAAAGAAACAGAAATAGATTAGGACAATTTACTAAAAACTCAAAAGTATCAGAATTTGGTTTTGTAAATTTAAGTACATATACAAGTCCAGAAATAAAAGAAGTAAAAGGAAAAGACTGGATAGAATATGGAGCAGATAATAACTACTTCCAATTTATATTAAACAGGTATAATGGCTCACCAACCAACAATGCAGCTATTAATGGTATATCACAACAAATATATGGTAAAGGTTTAAATGCAACAGATGCATCTAGAAAACCTAATGAATATGCACAAATGGTATCATTATTCCGAAAAGATATGGTACGAAAACTATGCTATGATTTAAAACTAATGGGTCAATGTGCTATACAAGTAATTTATACAAAAGACAGAAAGAAGATTGCTATGCTAGAACATATGCCAATAGAAACATTAAGAGCAGCAAAAGCAAACGAAGATGGAGATATTCCTGCATATTATTACTTTAATGATTGGTCTAAGTTAAAAATGGGTGATAAACCATTAAGAATACCTGCTTTTGGTATGTCTAAGGAAAATATAGAGATATATTACATAAAACCATATAAATGTGGCTTTTATTACTATGCTCCTGTGGATTACCAAGGTGGGTTACAATATTGTGAGCTTGAAGAAGAAATAAGCAACTATCACCTAAACAACATTATGAATGGATTAAGTCCTTCTATGTTAATTAACTTTAATAATGGAACTCCTAATCAACAAGAAAGAGAATTAATAGAAGCAAAAATAGCGCGTAAATTTTCTGGAAGTTCTAATGCTGGTAAATTTATTTTAGCTTTTAATGACAATAAAGAAGCACAAGCAGAAATAACTCCTGTACAATTATCTGATGCTCATCAGCAGTATCAATTTTTGTCAGAAGAATCAACTAAAAAGATTATGGTTGCTCATAGGATTGTTAGTCCTATGCTATTAGGTATAAAAGACCAAACAGGATTAGGAAACAATGCAGAAGAAATAAAAACAGCATCCTTGTTAATGGACAATACAGTTATTAGACCATTTCAGGAGCTTTTAATCGATTGCTTTGACCAACTATTAGCTTACAACGATATTGCCTTAAACCTCTATTTTATTACGTTACAACCACTAGAATTTACTGAGGTTGATCCTACAATACAAGACAAAGAAACAATAGAAGAAGAAACAGGAGTAGAAATGAGTAAGGTTAACTTAAAACCATACCCTTGGGATCAATGTATTAAAGAACAAACCGCAAGATATGGAGCAGATGCAGCACCAAAAATATGCGGATGGATAAAAGAGAATATGTCAGGAGTAAATCTAAAAGAAATAGATGGACAGATGGTTTTTGAAACTCCAGAAGAAGCAGAAAGTATGGCTAAAGCTATGGGTTGTGATGGTTATCATCCACACGAAGAAAATGGTAAGACTTGGTATATGCCTTGTAAATATCACGAGGAAGTTATTGACTTAAAAAAACCTTGTCAATCAGGCTATGAGCAGTATGGAATGAAAATAAAAGACGGAAGAAAAGTGCCAAATTGTGTGCCAATACAGATGTCAACAGAATTAGGAGAAAATATACTAGAAAGCCTAAAAGGAGAAAGAGTTTCTAGCAAATGGGTTGTTGTAGATGAATTAGATGAAAGTGAAAACATTAGTGATGAAGATTGGGCAAACATTTGTATAAAAGAAAAAAGAAGTTTGTTTACAAAACTTAAAGATGAGATTTATTCTCGTAATAATGGTAGTGCTTTTAGTTATTTAGATTCTAAAAACTATAAAATAAGATATAAGTATGCAGTAGGCTCTAGAAAACCTAGTAAATCTACTAGAGAATTTTGTTCAAATATGATGAGATTATCACAAAGTGGAATTGTATATAG